ACTTTATAATCAGGTGATAAATTTTGTGCGAGCGGAAGTCTGATTGTTGCTCCATTACCAGTTCTTCCTCCACCAATAGCATTTGCTATTGAACTAAACACTCCTCCAAGACCTACAGCATCAAAAGCCGCACCACCTACTCCTACAGTTTGATATGCTCTAAATTCCATATAATTACCAAACAAAACTAAATTTTCAGGAAAATAAAAACTGCTTCCCGAAAAAGCATCAGCAGAACTCGCTGATCCAGACGATCCTGCTACTATGGCACCACCGACTATTGCGCCTACTCCTCCAGCAACAATCGCAGTTCCCACTCCTGCTCTGAAATTTCTTAATGCTCTCGCGCCGCGTGCTGCTTGCATTATTGCTGCCATCTATTTCTCCTTGTAGATTCATAATATTTATATCGTAAATATATACTGCTATGACATACAAAGGTAAATTTACACCACGAAATCCTCAAAAGTATAGAGGAAATCCTACTAATATAATCTATCGGTCAAGCTGGGAAGCAAGAGCGATGAGATACTTTGATATGACTGATAATGTTCTTGAATGGCAGTCAGAAGAATTGGCCATTCCTTATAAGTCTCCCATTGACGGCAAATGGCATAGATATTTTCCGGACTTTATCATTAAAGTAAAAGATAAGAACAGTATTACAAAAACTCTTATGATTGAGATTAAGCCAAATCATCAAACAAAACAACCAATTCCAAAGAAGATTGGTCAAAGAACAACTAAAAAGTATCTAAACGAAGTTGTAACATACGCTATAAATAGTCGTAAATGGGAAGCAGCACAAGAGTACTGTAAAGATCGTAAATGGGAATTCGTAATTCTTACAGAAAAAGAGCTTAATCTATAATGGTTAGTTACACATTAGATCGCGTTTTTGAACGAGTTGAAAAAGCAGGAATTGATCCTACAGTTTCAGCAAAAAAAGCAGATGCGAGAAATTGGTTTAGACAAAATGTAAGTAATATAAGAATAACTCCAAGTTCTGTTATTAAGTCGGATCCAAAAAGACTTACAGATAAACCTATTCTTGGAGCAATGTATTTGTTTGAATATGATCCAAAACTAAAAAAAGTATTGCCGTATTATGATAGATTCCCATTAGTGTTTCCTATAGGTTCTGGTAGAACAACTGGATATGCCAAACAAGGAGATAGTTTTCTTGGATTGAATATGCACTATCTACCGCCACTTCTAAGAGCAAGACTTATGGAAAGATTGTGGAATTTATCAAGCACTAAAAAAGAAATAACAGAACAAACAAGATTAAAATTATCATATTCATTATTGCAACAAGCGGCAAGTAATGGCTTTTATAAACCTTGTGTAAAGAGATATATTGTAGAACATATACAAACAAGATTTTTATATATTCATCCAGAAGAGTGGGAAATGGTAATGTTTTTGCCTCTTGATAGATTTATAGGCGCAACACGAAATCAAGTTTATAAGGACAGCAGAAATGCCATTTAGTATTGATACCTTTAATGCTGAGATTGCAAAAAACGGAGTAGGAAGAACAACCTATTTTGAAGGATGGATTTTAGGAGCAGGCGGACTTACAGCAGGTACAATCGGCTCACCTACAAATCCTCTAAGACAATACGGATCAGATCAAACGAGATTTAGAATAGAATCTCTGAATTGGCCCGGAAGAAACATGATGACTCTTGAACAAAATTATCATGGTCCAGTAAAATCTTTGCCGTATAGAGCAGCATATCAGACATGTTCTATGGGTATTATTTTAAGTCAAGATTATAGAGAACGCGAAATGTTTATGCGATGGCAAGATTTGCTGTTAGGAAATTATAGATCAAATTGGAATAGATCAGAATATGTTGCTAAGTTTGATACGCCATATTACAATAGTGGTGCAGGAACAATTGCAATTGTTCAGTATGCAATTGCTAATCCAAATGGTACTAATAATATTGGAACAAGCGGAACAACACAGGGCGAACAAGAATATTCACAAAATTATATAATTATTCTTGAAGAAGCGTTTCCCATAAATGTACAAGATATCGCAATGGCATGGAATGATGAAGGATATGCAAAACTTCAAGTTGAAATAAGATATCATTATACTACTGAAAGACATTTAACATATTCAAATCAAACTGGAGCAGAAAACGATAGAAGTAAAAGACAAATGAATAATATTTAATATCAATCAAAATGGAGTGAATTATGGCATTACCTAAAATTGCAAATCCAAAATTTAATATAACGTTACCATCTACAGGAGTAAAAGTAAGTTTTAGACCATTTATTGTGAAAGAAGAAAAAATACTTTTAATGGCAGTTCAATCTAATGATGATGCGTCTATTATACAAGCAGTAAAAGATGTAGTTCAGTCATGTGTTGATGAATCTATTGATGTAGCAAAGCTTCCTTATTTTGATACCGAATATCTATTTTTAAATATTCGTGCGAAATCAATAGGAGAAATGGTCGATCTTGAATACAGGCATAATTCTGGAATAAATTATAAAGGCGAAGAATGTACCACTGTTACTCCTGTAAAAGTTAATATTGAAGAAGTAAAAGTTGAAAAACTTGATGGACATAATAATGTGATTATGCTTGACGATAATATGGGAATAAAATTGAAATATCCTACAATTGACGATATTAGTGTATTAGCTAAAAGCGAAGAGGATCTTTCTCTTCTTGCAAACTGTATTGATTCAGTATTTCAGGGAGATGAAGTATTTGAACCAGATAATCAGCAAGATGCTATAGAGTTTATTGAAGGATTGAACAGTGATCAATTTTCCAAAATTATGCAATTCTTTAATAGTATGCCAAAACTTAGACACACTATTAAATATAAATGTGCTGGTTGTGGCCAAGAAGATGAAGTAAAACTAGAAGGACTATCTGATTTTTTCTAATAACCCTTTCTCATAATACTTTGGCAAATTATTATCAAACTAACTTTTCATTAATGCAATATCATAAGTATAGTTTGGCTGAAATAGAAGATATGATACCATGGGAAAGGGATATTTACATTAAAATGTTACTTAACTATCTTGAAGAATTAAAGGAAAAACAAAAACAGGCACAAAATAGTTAATGGCAATAGCAAGAAAAACAAAAGCAACTATAGACACAACAAGTTTAGATGCTTTTAAAAAAGAAATAAAACAAAGTTTTAAAGCATATTCTCCAACCATAAAGATTGATGAGAATATGGGAAAACCTTTGCGTGATAATTTTAAATCTCTTGACAATGTAATTAAACAAAATTTCGCATTAACTAATGACATATTTAAAACACAGATAAATGTTCTTCAAAAAATTTATGCATCCACAACAACTTTATCTGATCAAAGTAAAATAACAGCAAAAAAGATATTTGATCAAAATGTAGAATTTCAGGAAGTTCTTCTTGCAAAACTAACAGGAAGAAATTTACCATCAAAAGCAGCAGGAGCAACTGATAGAACATCTACAACTGCACCAGCAAAAGGAAGAAAACAAAGAACAGGGAAAAGAGGAACAATACGGCCTAGTACTACGCCGTCAACGGCAAAACAACCTTCTCTTGTTAAAGGAACTGGATCAAAAACGAAATATAGACAATCAGCACGGCGTGATGAAGTACTTGCCCGTGCAGAAAGAATTGCTGGAATAAGATTAAAAAGAAATGTGGCTATATTAGGATTAGCTGGTGGTGGTGGACTGCTTGCAGGATCAATTGCGGGATCAATGATAAAACAGTCACTAGGCGGAGGCGGTGGTACATTGCCTAATAATTTGCCTAGTAATGAGCCTCTTCCTCCATCTAAAGATCAGGCAGTTCCATCCGGACAAACGCCAACAGGAATCAATCTTGTTACCATTATAACTCCCAGCGGCAAAAAATTTCAAGTAGCAGAACAATACAAAGATAACTTTCAAGGATTTGTAAATGAACTTGAAGGTACAGGATATAGAATTAATTCTATTGGAGGATATGCTAATAGAAATATTGCAGGCACAAATAGATTAAGTATTCACGCTACTGGTGGAGCGATTGATATTAATCCAGGAAGAAATCCAGTAAGTTATGGGCAAGTCATAACAGACATGCCACAAAATGTTGGAGAAATTGCCGCAAAATATGGCCTTGGTTGGGGCGGTGCGTGGGAAGGAAATAAAAAAGATGCAATGCATTTTTCTGTTTCTGAAGGTCCTGGAGCAATGCATCGAGGCAAATCAGCCGAACAATTGTTATCGTTGAAAGGTGGATCTAATATAGTTCCTGGCGGAAGTCAAACACAACAACAATCTAATACTACCGCAGAACCATCAGCTGGAATAACTGGTGGACCGGCTGGCACTGGTGCAATACAAGCTCCTGCTGGTACAAGTGGATCTCCTATTCAATCACAATATTCTCCCGGTGCTGGTGGCGGGATGTTTGCAAGAGAAAGATTTGCTGGAGAATTAAACGATCCTGCAGTAAGAGAAAAATTATTTGCCGTAACATTATCTGAAGTTGGGTTTAAAGATGCTACATCTCATCGGGCTCTTATGGAAACAGTATTCAATAGAGCCGATGTTCGTGGATGGAATATTGATAGAACATTAGATCCTAGATATTATGAGCCATTCCAAAATGGGTCGTATCAGAGAAATCTTTCTCTATTAAGAAACAATCCTCAACTTCAACAACAATTAGAAGAAAGATTAAAAGAAGTTATTGGTGGATCAAACGATAGTAATTTTGGTACTGATAATGCTTCTTCTGGAGTAGCCGCTAATGCAAGAGCAAGAGGCGATACTGTTACTACAGTGACTCCTTCTGGCGAAACTATAGTTAGAAAAGATAATAATCCTCAAGTTCATGGTCCAGGCACTGTGAAAATGACACAAGACTGGCTTGCAAGAGTTCAAGGCGGTACAGCAGGCCAACAAGCAGCAGCACAAGCAAATAAACTAACAGCAACTGGAACAGGAGTAGGAGCAATAACTGGACCAGAAACTGGAACAGGAATACCAGAAAGAACAGGAACTGCGGGCAATCTTTCTCAAGGACTAGGTAATACCTTTACTATGAAAGAAGGATTAAATATACAAGGAATTGATTCTACTCTTCAAGGTAAGTTAGCCGCGGCACTTGCAGAGTACAAAGAAAAAACAGGAAAAACAGCAACAATTACTTCTGGTGTAAGATCACGAGAAGAACAAGAAAGATTATATCAACGCTATCTTTCCGGACAAAATCCATATCCAGTAGCAAGACCAGGAACATCAAGACATGAAAGAGGAATCGCGGTAGATATTAATCGTGCTGATGCAGATGCAATGGATTCTCTTGGAATTCTTCAACGACACGGTCTTCATAGACCAGTTGCAAATGATCCTGTACATATTGAAGCAATTGGCGTTAGTGGAGGAACACAAGTTTCTGGTGCAGCTGGACAAACTCCAATTGCATCCAGACTTCAGCCAAATGTTGTAGGAGCAGCGCAACAAATGCCTATGCTTGGAAGTCCTATATCTTCAATGTCTATGATGTTAGGAATGGGAAGAATGGGTGGTATGGGAGGAATACTAAGCATATTACCTATGATATTCAATAACATGCAAAATATAATTAATAATGTAAATAATAATAATGAAGACTATGAATCAACTTCAGATTCATATGATGTGTACGAGCCTTACGACAGACACAGCGTAAAATGGACATAATAAATGGCACTTAGAGATATAAAAAGTAAAAAGCCAAAAGGTGGAATACAAGTTGGTAATATTGCCAATACAAAATATTATAAAATGCCAGACGGAAGTATTGTAGATGATCAGGGTAAACTTGCTCCTGCTGCATTTGCTCAAGCATTTGGAGATGTTACTCCTGCTGCAAAACCTAAAATTCAAATAAAACGCGCGCCTAAACCAGGACAAGGAGAAACTTCTAGTAGTACATTATTGATGCCTGTGTTTGAAACATTTTTGAGGACTATGGATAGTTTGATCATTAGAATTAATAATCTAAATTCAACATCAAAACAAGTTTTAGAAGAATATAAAAATTTATATGATCTTGTAAATAATCTTAATAAATCTATAAAAATTGATTTTGCTCAATTGCAAAAAAATATTGAAGCTTCAAGAAATGATTTTCTTCTTGCAATTAAAAATCTATCGTTTGATACTGGTGGCGATTCATTGCTTCTTGCTGGAGGTGCCGGCGCGGGAACTGCTGCTGCAAGTGCAGCGCCTTCTCCACCATCACCACCCCCTGATGGACATGAGTTTTTAGATATGCTTGGTCTAAAGAAAAAACCAGAAGCTGTAAAAAGTAAGGGAAGTTTTAGGGAACGAATAAAAAATAGATTTGGAAGAATCTTTGGTTCAGGTGGTCCAGGTGCGCCTACTAAGTCTTCAGTCCCTACAATAAAACCAAGTGGAGGTACTGGAACGCCAGAAATAAGTAGACCCACACTTAAAGAAGGACTTAAATATAATTCTCGAGGACAACCTATTGACGCAAAAACTGGTAGATTTGTTCCTTTCAACGAAGCAATCGCAGAAGGACCATGGTCTGGAACTAAGCCTAGTACAACAACCGGAGCTCCAATAAAAGCAACACAAGTGACTCCAGAAGATGTATCAAAGAACTTTAAAAACTTTGCAGACAGATTAGGAAAAATTGCTACAGGACCAACAGCGCAAGCTTTTGGAAAAGTTGCTACAGTTGCGGCGATAGGTCTTCCCGCAATTATAGGATCGTATAACGGAATGACTTTATTAAGTGAAAGTAATGCTGC